TGACGTTGGTAGTGCAACAGATGCAGCTAGTGGTTCATCTACACCAACTGTAACAAGCACAAGCGCACCAACAACTAGTTATGGTGCTTGGGGAGATTGGTCACACGATACAGATTTACCAATTCTTACACAATCACAAACAACACATGATGCTAGTGAAACTGCAACTGTACAAACTATTGATAGAGAAACTACAACTATTGTTACAACACCACAAGAGCGTAGCAGAACAACTACAACTACAGTGGTTGATACATATAGTGACGGTAGTACAGTAACACGTACAACTGGTACTGGTACTGACACCGAAACACGCAATAACGCAGTGTCTACCGTAACTGATCCAGGCAGTTTTACAGGGCGTGTAGATCAAATTGCAACTGCACAAGACGTTGTATCAAGCACAGTTAGAAACTTGAATTTTGATGCTGTCGAGGGTATTAGAATGTCAAGCAAAATGAAAAACGGCATGAGTGGTAGTACTAGTGGTGCTGTTATAAGTGGAAGTAAAACAAATGACGATGGTTTAACCATTTCAGGTGGATTTACAAGACTGGGTACTGAACTAACAGGCAATGACGACAGTGTAAAAGCAGATACTGATGTTGTTGCAGGTAAAGTAACTAAGAACAATGTTAGTGTAGAGCTACGTCATGCAATGACAGACTATACAGTATCACGTACAATTGGTGACTTTGCTAACAGTAGCGAAACTTCTGGTACAGACACAAGTGCTAGAGTTATGTACTCACCAGAAACAGGTAAAGTAAATCCTGTATTTGGTTACACACGTGGCAAGCGCAGTGTAGACGGTTATACTGAAGCAGGTTCAATCCAGAGTGCAAGAACAGTAGCAGACTCAAGCGAAATGTATGGTTATGGTACTGTAGGACTACGTGGAGACCTAGGACTGGTTGACTTTACAGTTATGCATCACACAGATGGTGTTAACGATATTTCACTAGGCCTAGAAAAAGACACTGGTTCAGTTACTTGGAGAGTTGAAGGATCACGCAGTATGACTGATCTAGGCAATACAACTGCGGTAAGTGCAGGTTTAGTAATTAACTTCTAAGAAATATATTGCGTATACTATAAAATAAAAGGGCATCTAGGTGCCCTTTTTTTGTTATGTGGTGTAAATACTATTGACTTAGACAGAGGAGAACCTATTGAGACTATTAACTATAGGATTCGCACTTACTATGAGTGCATGTACAGTAACAGCAACAGACAGCACATCAACAGCATCAGAATATTTAGGATTACAAGAACGACAACACAGGAGTGAGATTCGTGAACTTGTCGGCGTAGATCCTGTTCGTACTGAGTGGTGTGCAGCATTTGTAAATGCTATATTGGAAATTGATAACATACCAAGTTTAAATGATATCAATCATCCACATCCACTTACAGCAAGGGGGTTCCTACAATGGGGGCTGCCTGTTGCTAAAGAAGATATACAACGTGGAGATATAGTTGTATTCCCCAGAGGAACACAAGGCTGGCAAGGTCATGTGGGCTTTTACGTTATGACTACACAGGAAGGTTATTGGATGATACTGGGAGGTAACCAAGATAAAAGTGTTAAATACAGTTTATATAATCCACGCCGTGCTATCAGTGTAAGAAGATGGCCACAAGGAACCGTGCAATGAAACGTTTTTTATTAACTCCAGTCTGGAGTGTATTGATACTCATACTATTAAGTTGGACTTACTACAGTAATTTTAGTTTTGTAGAAAGCATTAGACTAAGATATTTTGACCAACTTATAGTTAATCAAGAGCCTGTACTCAATACCATTTATACTGTAAACATAGATGAAGCAACTATTAATCAATATGGACAATGGCCATTTCCACGTGGCGATTATGCAAAACTAATTGAGGATTTATATGCACGTAACGCCGGGCTTGTTGTTTTTAATGTACTCATGAGTGAAAAGGATCGCAGTGGACAGGATTTAGAACTAGCCGCTACAATGCAAAACTATCCTGTTATTGTAACAATGTTGGGTGCTGAAAAAGGTAAAAACGAGCCAATTAATCCTGGAGCAGCAGTTATTAATCCAGACTTTAGTTATCTAATACCCAGTGTACCAGGAATAATTGCAAATATTCCTGTTATTGAAAACAATGCTGTTGGTAGTGGAATTATCAATAGTTTTCCAGAAATAGACGGCGTAACACGCAGGGTGCCACTGGTGCTAAACAACAACGACACGCTCTATCCTAACGTGACAATGGAGATTCTACGTGTACTAGCAGGTGACCCTAGTTTCCAAATAAAATTAAATCCACTGGGCATCGACAAGTTACGTATCCCACAATATGGTTTTTTACAAACGGACAGTCTGGGACAAATTTGGTTAGACTGGAGTCAGCGTTATACAAGCCACAGTGTATTGGATTTACCAGAAGATTTTGCAGGTGGTATTGTGTTTGTAGGACCAACAGCCGCAGGAACAACACAACCTATTGCAACAGCATTCGGTAGTGTGTTTCCACATGAAATGCAGGCAGTTATGTTGGGCACAGTGTTTAACGAAAGTAATATTAGTAGACATCCAGATGCTGAAGCCTGGGGAGAAATCGTTGCACTAATCGTTGCAGGTATTGCAACGATTGTACTGGCACGATGGACATTTTTTGGATTGGCGTTTTTTGTATCAGTAACTGGTTCATTTGTTTATGTAAGTTATTATCTATTTCAAACACAAAATTTGTTAGTAGACGGATTCATACCAGCAGTATTTTTAGTAATAGTTGGTTTAGTCAGATACATTATTAAGTTTGTAGATGAGTTCCTACAAAAGCAGGAAATTAAAAAACAATTTGAAGGATACGCCAGTCCAACAGTGGTTAAAATTTTACAAACAAATAGAGACCTAATTAAAAAAGGCAGCAAACGTGAAGTTAGTATTGTGTTTAGTGATTTGCGTGGATTTACCCCACTGGGTGAAAGTTTTGGTGATGATGTAGCAGGACTAACACGTATAATGAATGGTTATATGGATGCAATTACACAGCCAGTTCTAGACAGTAATGGTATGATAATCAAATATATTGGAGATGCCAGTATGCACATACATAATGCTCCAATTGATGATGAGAATCATGCACGTACAGCCGTACAGTGTGGTTTAGACATGCTCAAAGCAGTGGAGAAGTTTAATGAAGAAGTTATCATTCCAGAAGGTCGCCCGCCGGTTGGTATGGGTGCTGGTATTAATACTGGCCTTGGTTACGTGGGTGAGATGGGAAGTACAAAAAGACATTCATATGATGTTCTTGGAGACGCTGTCAGCACCGCCGCAAGAGTAGAAAGTAAATGTAAAGAATATGGATGTTTATTGTTGGTGGGTGAAGCAACATACGCTGAAACAAAAGATGATTTCTTTTATCTTAAAATAGATGATTTGCAAGTTAAAGGTAAAAGTGTAGGACTCAGCATTTACACAGTATTGGATAAACATGGTATATGTATGCCAGAGTATCGACAACATCAGGAAATACACAATTTAATGCATCAAATGTACAAAGAAAAACAGTTTAATGCGGCAATCAACAAATGTAAAATATTAAAAGGATGCTTTGACGGTCAAATGGACAAGTATTACGACATGTGGATTGAACGTTGTGAATATATGAAAACACAAAAGTTACCAGATAACTGGAACGGTGTGTTTATTGCAACAAGCAAGTAATATAAAAATAAGTTGAAAAGTGTGCTATTTGGTCTAACGTATGTATTCTCCAGAAAGTTGGAGTATTACGTTGTATTTCAAAGTTCTTGCAAAATGTAGTCTTTGCCCAGTCAATGTGCCAGTGTATTACATAATCTAAAAATCCAAGTGCCAATGCCATAATTGGATTAGTAAAAAACAATAATAGTATAAAGGTACAAGCACCATGTTCTGCATAGTGCCTGTGACCAGTGCCAAAATATTTTGATTTGTCTACGTGTTTGTGATAAGTTTGCAAAAAAATATCTGCAATGCAGTGTTTAATTGTAAAAAGAAACATCAGTAACATTAAAAAATTAGTCCTATTAATAAGCCGAGAACTCCACCAGCAATTGCACTGAATATCATATCTCGGTCGTGCCATATAGCCTGATTAGCAATCCATTCGTCGGATGCTTTATGCCCAAATCTATTTTTGGTTTTCATCATCGTTTCCTGTTTGGTTTTCTAATTTTTGTGCTAATTTTTTATTTTTAGCACGTAGTTCTTCTAACTCCTGTTCACGCAGTTGTAGTGTTACTGTTAATTTTTGATTTAATCTAATTAAATCGTTATCCAACATGCGAATACGATCAATTAAACCAATAAGTGTGCCGTTTGCTTGACTTAATACAGGCTTGATTTCTGTTGTTACCCATTTCCATACATAGTATATAAAGTAACCCATGCCAACTGCCGCAACAATTGGAAAGCCATACTGATTGATTAAGTTAGCAACATCTTCCATTATCTTCTCACACTTTTCCACACATCACGTGCATTTACTTTAATGAAACGTTTGTTGGTTTCATTTGGGTTTGGGTTAGGTATAGTAAGAACTACATTTTTACCAGCCTGATATGCTTTAAGCTGATTCATCATTCTAAGAGCCGGATAGTCTGGATCTTGTTTGCTTCTACTTTTAGTAGTTCCAACAATACCTTTACTAACGTAATTTTTTCCGCTGGATCTTTTTCCTTTTCCCATTTAACTCTCCTCTAATGTTTGTGCGGCTACCTTAATAAGTTGTCCATCGTTATTTACCATTAATACATCGCCTGATTGCATTTTTTGTTTACGCAACCAACCTTGTTGATCCACTACAAAAACATCACCGGGTTGATATAAAGGCATTGTTTTATTCCCTGGATTTCCATCTTTATCAAAGCCCATAACTTCGCCAGGCCAGTCTCCCTGCACTGTGAAACAATTTGGGCCACTGTGTACTGTGTAATCTAACCATATCATGAGGAAGACTCCCGTAATGTTTTTAACAATTCGTTCGCTTCAGTATCTTGTTTGCTTGAATCTATGATCTGGTCAAACTCATTTCCCAAGTATTCTAACCAGCCATTGTATGTGAAACGGAATGTGTCGCCAGGACGAGCATTAATGTTGTCCATGAATTCCATTTTATCGTCGGGGGTGTCTACATCGTATACGAGTACGTTGTCGTTAAGTCTTAAAACTTTGTAAGTCATAATTAGTCTCTCCTTGCATCGTTCTTCCCATCAGCTCGTGCAATTCGATCTATATCTGGACGTATACCCAATGCGTTACTCATCAATGTGTCAATTCTAACAACATCATGATTCATTGTCTGTACACGGTTGTCCAAAGCACTAATTATGCCATTTAAACCTTTTACGCTTCCACTTACACTATCTAAGATATACTTTAGTGTAGTAAAAACAAAAAATCCAGCGGCCAATGCGCCAGCGATAGGAAAGCCTACTTCGGCTATCAATTTAAAAATGTCCACTGGCGCATCTCCTCTGTCTAAGTCTCTCTCAAGTACTATTTATGTACAAATCTATTGAAAATTAAACGGCACTTTAATGAAAAAAGTTGTTGACAAGTAAGACGTTTTACTTTATATTATAGGTATATTTAAAGACAGGAGTTTAAATGCAAAATATAAAATCATTAACTGAATTGTTTAAAAGAGATACCAAGGGTAAAATTAGATCCTGGATTATTCAAGTTGGTTGGGACTCTGATGATATTGCTGGCATCAGAACAATTTCAGGTCTGACAGATGGTAAAAAAGTTACTTCAGAATGGAATTATACTGAAGCGAAAAATGTAGGACGTAGCAATGCTACTACTGCTAAAACACAGGCAGAGTTCGAAGCACAAGCACAGTGGACTAAAAATGTTGAAAAAGACTTTTTTGAAGACGTAACAAAGATTGATACGTTCACTGCTTTTAAGCCAATGTTAGCACATGATTTTACAAAAACTCCAGTAACAAGTGGCTATACACAACCCAAGTTAGATGGTATTAGATGTATTGCTAGTAGTAAAGGATTGTTTAGCAGACAGTTTAAAGAGATTGTGGCAGTACCTCATATTGCAGAGGCACTTGAAAAGTTTTGTGAGTCATTTCCAGGTAT